CGCCGCAGTAAATGCTTGTCCTTTTGCCAACCGTGCACCCACCTGTTCTTCAAGGCTGATTGGCGCTTTATCGTGAAGGATATCAAAGGCCGCATCATCTTTGCTGGTCATATGTTGCACTCTTACTCTTCCAGTCAAGTCAACCGTTCCAACTGCCATACCGCCCGCGGCCGCACGCCCCACAGCAATAAATTGTGCATTCAGGCGCGGCTTCCCAATTCTTTTGCTTGTCATGATCGCTTGCAAAATTCCAAGGGCATCATCTACCGTTACATTTTTGATGTTCGGGCAAATGGCCTTAAAATCCTGCATGGCTTCCATGGCCGATTCGTATCCCTTGGTGTACCCAATGTAAAGACCTTCGTTGATCATTTGAAATTTAGGAAGATCTTCCCGTATTACGGATTTATCAGCTGCGCTGCATTGCCGCCCATCGCTCATGATCCAGGCATGATTTCCCGTAACTGCACCGATTACAATACTCATTCTTTTCATCCTCTCTTATCGTAAGATTTCTATTTTTTATGGCATTTCTGCCACACATACCAAAGGAGGTGACCCCCATGTTTCCCAATCTTTTTATTGAGCTCAAGCGCAGCAAATCCACCCAGCAGCAGCTGGCAGAGCGCATTGGCATCTCCCACAGTTCCTTGCAGAATAAGCTCCAAGGGCGGACGCAATTCACCCTGAAAGAGATGCGCGACATCCAGGCTGTTTTTGCGGATTGTTCACTTGACTATCTTTTTTCAGAGTACGGCAGCAAGCGCAGTCTACCATGATTTCCTTTTTTTGCCATCATGTTATTGAGAAGAATATCATGATTCTGGCAATTTGTCAAACATTTTGATGGTTACATTTTGGTTACTTAAATTTCGCATCTATGCAATTTATCTCAGAATCACTTCAAATGCGCCAGAATAACCCAGAATCACTCAGAATGAACTATGACATTTTTTATGAAAGGAGAAATTACCATGACCCTCTACACCGCCGAGCGCCTGGCCGAGATGCTGGGCGTGCAAAAATCCACCGTACAGCAGCTTGTGCGTGCCGGGGAGTTTGGCCCCACGGTCAACGTGGCACGTAAACACCTGGTGACCGAAGACGGCCTGGCCGAGTTCATTGCGCGCCGCACCGGCCCCGCGCACAGCGGCCTTGCCCCCGCACCGCAAACCAACTATCACCACCGGCACAGCGACCGCGACCCTGGGCCGATCTGAAAGGAGAACGACAATGCCCCAAACAAAAACAGCCGCCCCGGTGCTGCAACACCGGAACGGCCAGACGAAAAAATTCATCACCTGTATTTTACCTTACATCAGCCCCATTTGCAAGGCTTTCGCCAATTTCACGCTAACGGCCTGCGGGCTGGGCGCGCTGTGCGCCGTGGCCGCCCTGGCCCAGGGCGGCGGGGCTGCGGCAATGGCCGGGCTGGCAGCCTGCCTGCTGGGCGGGTGGGCTGCCATCACGCTGCGGGAGGTTGCGACATGCGCGGAATCGTGATTGACCCCGGCGCAAAGCCGGAGCTTTACCGCCTGCCGGACACCCTGCAGGAGCTGCAGCGCTTTATGGGCGGGTACGCGCAGCGCTGCCCGATCGACAACAAATTTGCCGCGCTGTTTTATCTGCCGCAGGCAGGGCAAAACCTGCCGACCCGGCATTACAATGGCCGCTGGTTTTATGGGCGGCTCTGTCTTGTGGGCTGGCGCAACGCCCGCATGACGGACCTGCCCATGCCGCTGGCCGAAGAGTTGCTTCAGAAATTCACCCCTGTGGAGGTAACGCCATGAACGAGTATGACGCCATCCGCGCTGCTTTTGTCCACAACCGCAAGGATGCCGAACTGCTGCTGCACGAAACCGTGCGCGGCATTCTGGCCGAGGCAACAAGCAGCAAGGTCAAACAACTGGAAAAGATCAGTCTGTGCTACAGCGCTGCGGACACCGGCACTGCCCAGCGCAAAGCGTTGATCGACATGGAGGTAGAAGATTGACTGACTACATGATTTGCCAGAACCAGGACAACCACCTGCTGTACGCCTTAAAGCACGGCAGGTTCTGGTTCTGGGACAAACACCAAAACAAATGGGTACCCAGCGATTTTGCCGCCCAGCAGTACGCCAAGGCCCAGACCAAAGAGCCCGACCTGGCGCAGGAGGACTGGCTGGGGAGATGCTTCGGCATCCTGATGGATGACTACGAGGTACCGGACGCTGTGGTAAAAGCCCTGCGCGCGCTGTCCAACAAGGAGGAACCACCATGCAAAGTGAACACGACTGCCCCGAATGCGGATGCTGCTGTGACTACGGCCGCCCCTGCTGCCACGTTGGCGGAGGAAACATCGACCACCCAGGCGGGTGCAAACAGCTGCCCGCCGGACCCCTGCTCCCCTGCGGATGCTTCCGGTGCAATGTCAAACCCGTCCGGTGCAGCAGCTGCCTGTTCGGCAGCGGAGTTTGATTATTCGGGGCTGGATGCCCAAACCGTTACCGACCTGCACCTGGCCGAACAGATGTACACATCGGGACGCAAGCTGGCCGAAATGGGCCTGCGCCGCATGGCGGATGGCGTTTCCATTGCGCACGACGCGCTGTGCGGCGGAGTTGTCCACAAGATGGACAACTCAAAGCATGGGAACCGTGGTGAAGATACTTTCCGCCGCTGGTGCGAAAGCATAGGCGTGGGAAAATCTACCGCATACAAGCTGCTTCAGGTTGCTGCCCTGTTCGATTCCAGCAGCCCCCGCCAGCAGCAAGTGCTGGAAGAGCTTTCCCCTTCTTTATTATATGCTGCCGCCAAACCCAGCGCCCCCGCCGATCTGGTGCAGGCCGTCAAATCCGGCGACATTACCACCCACAAGCAATACCAGGAACTGTTAAAAGAAAACCAGCAGCTGCGCGCCGACCGGGTGAACGCCCTCAATGCCGCAGCCGCCGCCGAAGCCGCCCGCGATGCCGCCCTGGCCGATGTTGACGGCCTGCATGAGCAGAACCGCCAGCTGCAAGCCGCCGCCACCGGTGCCCAGGAAAGCTACCGCACCGCCCACAAAAACGAAGATTCCGCCCTGCGCCGCGCCACCGAAGCCGAGCAGCGGGCAAAGGAAGCGGAAAAGCAGCTGGCCGGTGCCCGCCAGGTTGCCGATGCCGCCCGGATGCGTGCCGACAAATACCAGCGGGAAGCCGAAGCCGCCAAAGCGCAGCCGGTGGCCGCCGCTGTGGACGAGGATGAGATCAACCGCCGTGCCCACACCCTGGCCGATGAACTGACCGCCCCTTTGCGCAGCGAGCTGGAAGCCGCCAAAGCTGCCGCCGCCACACCGGAACAAATCGAGCTGGACACCCGCAACGCCTATGACAGCCTGCTGCTGGCCGGGCGCGCCATGCAGAATGCCTGGAAGTCCGTCAAGCCGCAGCTGGCCAAGCTGCCGCCGGACACCCGCGCCGGGGCCATCAACCAGCTGACCAGCACCCTGACTGAAATTCAAACGGAGGCAATAAAATGTCTGTAAAAATTGCGGCTCTGGAAGCCGAAAACGTAAAACGCATCAAGGCGGTTGCCCTCACGCCCTCCCCCACCGGGCTGACCATTGTGGGCGGCAACAACAACCAGGGCAAAACCAGTGTGCTGGATGCCCTGGCCTGGGCCCTGGGCGGCGAGAAGTTCCGCCCTACCGCCGCTGTGCGGGACGGTGCCCTTGCCCCGCCCCACCTGAAAGTGATCCTGTCTAACGGCGTTGTGGTGGAGCGCAAGGGCAAAAACAGCAGCCTGACCGTGACGGACCCCACCGGCCAGCGCAGCGGCCAGCAGCTGCTGAACGCTTTTGTGGAGCCGCTGGCGCTGGACCTGCCCCGCTTTATGCAGGCCAGCGATAAAGACAAGGCCGACACCCTGCTGAACATCATCGGTGTGGGGGATGCTTTGACCGGCCTGGACCGGGAGATCAAAGCCCTGTACGACCGCCGCACCGTGATCGGCCAGATCGGCGCCCAGAAACGCCACGCCGCCGAAGAGCTGACCGAATACCCGGACGCCCCGTCCGAACCCGTTAGTGCCATTGAGCTGATCCAACAGCAGCAGGAGATTTTGCTCCATAACGCCGACAACCAG